TAGCTACAAATACTTCTTTTAATTTTTCTACTGAGGCATTAAATCTATCTTGGACTGAAGCTGATTCCATTTGTTGTGCTAGAGTTTCATCTCCCAAACGTTTTTTAGCTTCTTCCATACCAACTTGTTTTACTAAGTTGTCGAATTTTTGTTTAGCGTTATCTCCATCAATTCCTGAAAGTTTGTTCATGGCATCTTGATCCATTAACATTCCTCCCATGGTTTCGGCTGACATGCCTAAGGCTTTAGCTGTAGCTTCTTGTTGGATAACATTCATTTTTGCAAATGAGGATCTTGTTATGTCTTGTTTACCAAGTTCTTTTGCTAAACCTGCATAATCGTTTGTTAATGCAAAGTATCTTGCTTTTTCTAAGTTTAATTGTTTCCCAGTTAATACTTCAGCTTCGAATTCAGAAGCTATTGAAGATTCTATATCCAATAAAGCACTTTGTGTACCTTTTAATTTTTCTAAACTTAATCCTAATTTTCTAGCTTCATAAGCAGCTTCAGCTAATCTGCCAGGTTGATCAGCAAATGTAGCTAATGTATCTTTTGATAAACCTGAGATGTCTTCTAGTAATTGTTTTTCGTTAATTGCAGTACCATTAACTAAATTTAATGCTTTTGCTGAACCTAAAAAGTTAGCTGCTATATCTTTAGTAGGTTTACCTGTTGCTAAAGATAATTTAGATAACATTGTAGCGGCTTCTACACTATATCCTGCTTGTTTTACTAATTTAGTTTGAGTAACTAATACATCAGCACTAATTTTACCATTAGTACCTAAAGCAGCATTAATTTGATTAAAGGATTCATTTATACCTTTAGTGGTAACAAATACACTATTGCTATTTGCTGCCATAACAGTAAAACCAGCATTTAAACCCATAGATGCTTTATAGGATATCCCCAAACTCTTGGCGGTATTTCCTATCATACTATCTACCTCAGAAAAACTTTTAATAATGCCTCCTATAGCAAAATCAGTTACATTAGTTAAAGTAATCTGTTCCTTTAAGGCTATTGCTATATTTTTATATTTGTTAGTCTGTTTATCTAACTCTTTATTTTGGGCATTTAAGTGACCTAACTGTTCTCTTAACTCTTTTTTTCTTTCTATATCTAAAGGGCCTAAAGTAGCATATTCATCTTTTATAGCAGCAATGGCATCCTGATTCAATTTTAGTTCGAATCTTGCTCTTTTAGTGGCTTGGATAGCGTCAGTTATAGGTTTAGCTATACCTGTAAAACCCATCTTTTCAAGGAGTTTTCCAGTTCCTTCTAATGCAGAACCCATTAATCCTATTTCCTTATTTACTTCTTCTTGAATATCAATAGTTCGGGTAAGGCTTTTGTTGAATGCCTCTTGTTGGGCTAAAGTTTCTCTTACTTCAACAGCTTGAGCTGCAGTTAATTTACCACTTCTTAAAGTATATTGTAAATCATCAAATTTAATTTTAGCTTGTCTTTGAATATTTTTTAGCTGTTTTTCAGATAAATCATTTTCACCTTTTCTAAAATCAACTAAATCACGAGCAAGATTAGATATACCCTTTATAGAATTTCGAGCTACAGTTAATTGGGAATTTTGTTTAGATAACTCAGCAACACTATCTTTAAAACTTTTTGAAATATAATTTAAATCACTATCCATTTCCCTAAGATCATTTCTTAGACCACTTAAAGCTTCTTTTGCTTTTTGTAAATCTTTTTGATCAAAAGGAGATAAAGATTGTTTTCCTAGTTGCTTTCTAAGACCCTCAATTTCTTTATTTAAATCATCTATATTATCTGCCATGCTACCTTAGTATATAATATAAATATGTAGAAAACAAAAAATGCCCACTATTTAGTGGGCACTCTGGTATTATATGTACTTGATGGTGGTATATCGGGTCTTGCTATGTTACCTGAAGATTTATTAGTTAAAACGTTGTTTTGTTGATCAGCTGCTTCTTGCTCTTTATCGTAAAATTCTTTTAATTTATTAAAAGTAAATTTTCTAAGCCAAATTGGCATATCATAAACTACGTCCCAAGTATAACCTCCCCTACCATGGAATATTATTTCGTTTATTTCTGAGAATAGATTGAACCTATGACTCGAAGTCAGGCCAAAAAAAGTTAAGGCTGATTGGTACAGCGATGTCCTCCCCGTCATCACCCTTAATAGTTAAATCTACATCTGGAGATATTCTTTTTACTTCTTGACGTAAGGCTCTAGCATCTCTTGCTAAGATTTCATTATCAACGAATTCTCTTACTACTTTTCTTTCTCTGTCTTCACCTACTGAAGTAATTAGATATTTTAATCTAGTTGATACTTCAGGAACATTTCCATTAGGGAATAATTTTTTAAGTCCTTTTAATTCAGCATCAATAGCTTGTTCATCACCATGAGTTAATAACTTAAATGTAATTTCTACTTTAGAAGCAGGCAAAGTAAAGTAAAACTCATTTCCGTTGGTATAGTCTACGTCTTCAGGTAGTTCTTTGTCTTTAAGCGTGGTTAAGTCTACTTTATACGATCTACCACCAGATTCAAACTCATAGTCTTGACCGTATCCTAAAATACGTGAAGCAACTAAAATAGCATTTTTATCACCAATGATTAAATCTTTAAGGGGTGTTTTAGATACGATTAGTGAATCTAATAGTTTGTCTAATACAACTCCTGATTGAATGTAGTTTGTGTTTGTTAGAATGTCTTCTTCTCTTGCACCCATGTACTTCATTTCGATAGTACCGCTTGAAAGTGGATTCTCTTTAGGGTAAAGTAAACCTTTTGAAGGTAAGTCTACAATCTCTGTAGGGAACTTGTACTTAGGTTCGTTTGTAACTTGATTTTCCATAAATTTTATTTGTGTTTATATATAAATATAGCGAATATAAAAAAACCCACCTAAAAGGTGGGTTAATTTTAAAATATGTTTTGTTTCTTAGAAGTTCAAGATACAATAATCCATTGCTATTGTCATGTTGATTTCAGCTGCTGCTTCTCCTGAAGACCAATCATAATCACCAAATGTTGCTGATTTGATAAATGCACCTTTGATTATCCATTCACCTACGATATCACCTACTGGTCCTAAAATGTTCATAGTTAAATCTTTTTTATAGAAATCACTATACCCATCTCTACCTGTTACAGATTCGTGAGACAAACGCATCCATTCCATTACTGCTTGTGAACCTGCAGGAGCGATTGGATCATATAACGATAATGTCATATCATTCCACTTAACTTTACCTTTTATTTTACGGTAAACGTTAATGTGATCTAATGTTATCTCACCAGCGTCAAATCCAGGTGTAGATGCTTTTTTAATTAAATATGCCGGAATTCCTTCTACATACATGATAAATCTGTTTGCTACTTTTGGTTCGAAAGCAGTGAACATAATTTCATTTGGATTTAATATTGCCATGTTATATTTTTATTATTAATGTTTATGATAAATATTAAGAAAAAAGCCCTTATAGTAGGGCTTTAATCCTAAAGTGTTTTATTAAAATGTAGCTCCTGTTGGTGTTACGTTAAAGTCTAAGATAATGAATTCAGCTGTTTTAGTTGGTTGAACGAATATTTGACCTACTAATTGATTTCTATCAATTACGTCTGCTGTATTATTTGTGTCATCCATTACTACTTTGTAAGCATATAAACCTTCTCTTTGTTTGATTGACTCAAGGTAAGGGTTAGTTTGAGCTAAGAATCTATTTCTTGTAGCATTACTGTTTTGTTCGAATACTAATGTATTAGCAACTTGACCAATATATGATTTCAATTCGATTAACAATCTTCTTACGTTGATTCTATCTAAAGCTGAAGCTTTTTTCTGTAATGTTTTTTGCCCGTAAGCAACAACACCTTGTCCAGGGAAAGTTCCAATTGCATTGATATTAGCAGCATATAAAGTATCTTTATCTGTTGGAGATAATTTTCTTTTTGCTTGAATTACACTTAAAGCCCCTCTAGTGAAACCTGCTGGTGCGAACCATGGTGCAGCTACTCTATCGTTATAAGCGAATACTGAAGGTATGATTGTTGATGGTGGAACCCATGTTAATTTACCTGTTTGTGGTGCATTAACTTGAACCCAAGGCCAGTAAGTAGCAGCGTAACTATTATCAATTTCGCTTGCTTCAGATACTGCAGTAGCTAATGATGAAGTTTCTCCTACTAAATCTATGATGGCAATAGCATCTCCTCTGTTTGAAGTATTTGTTGTTAATAAAGCAATAGCTGATGAGCTAGCTTCTTGTGTTATACCTGGTACAGTAATTACATTATATCTAAATTCGTCGCTATTAGCTAACAAGTTTAAAGAAGAAGTGTAAGCATCTGCTGGTAAAGTATAAACTCCACCTAATGTACCTGCAGCACCACCAAATGAACCTGTTTGGTTAGTTGGGATTGATCCTGTTAGGGTTGATTTTGGAGTACCGTTATTATCGAAATAATTTAATGTGTTGTTTGTTACAGATTTTACTCTTACGTAAGCTGATTTATTAGTATAATCACCTGTTACATTAGTATATCCGTTTGAAACATCAACTGATTGGTTACCAATTATAGCTTCAATATAGTTTGGTTGGTTTGGATCTAATGATACGTTATTCCATGATTCTAAAACAACTTTTGAGTTGTCAGTATCATTTCCTCTTCTAATCAATAAACTAAATGTACCACTTCCAGTATTAGCTCCTACGATTTCGAATCTTAGGTTATCAGCAGAACCAGATACTAATGAATTGTTAGTACTTAAAGCACCACTACTATTCATAATGTTACCAGCAGATAAAGTTTCTAATGCAAATGAAGCACTAGTTATACCTAAATTGGAGTTGATTATAGCACTACTTGAAGCAGGTAAAAATGTACCATTTACTACACGTGTTACTAATAGACTAGTTCCACCTTGTTGAAAGTAATTATAAGTAGAGATTGAAGTTAAATATTCTTGTGTTGTTCCTCCGGTAACGAAAGCTCCACCGAACTTCGAGATATAGCTACTATATGAAGTAACTAAAGTAGGTATTCCAACCGGACCTTTTACAGTTTGACCAACAATGGCAGCACCTGCTGTGATTGGACCTTGTGTAATTTGTGATTGGTCATTA